GTCCTAAGCACCGCAGGGTATGGGACAGGCTACGAGATGAGCTGGAGTTAAAGCCTAAGTGCTGGCACACATGGAGGCACACTTGTGCTACTCGTCTATTGCAAAGAGGTATGGACATAGCTAAAGTCAAAGACTGGATGGGGCATGAAAACATTGCAACCACTTTAAAATATGTTAAATTAGCTCCACAGCACCTAGTCCATGGTGTTGATTTATTGGAGGATTAGTGGTGTCTCAATGTGTCCTAAAGTGTCCTGTTTCACACACGAGTTCAGCAATAAATGGCAGAAAACTGTCATGGCCTCGTGGTGGAATGGTAGACACAAAGGACTTAAAAGCCGTTTTAACCTTACTACACATCCGTAACAATATTTAAAACTAGCGAGGTATTCTGAACACAATCCATATAATCCTTTGCTCCGCTAACGTAGGTAGTTATGAGTAAAGACACAGCCCTACTAATTAGTGTCCCAACTGGAGCAGAAATGGCAACTCTTGCAGAGCAGATTGAACTTGAACTTAATATGGTACAAAGCGGGATCGACAGATACAACAAGCAGAAAGACGACCTCGAAGGTAAGACACTAAGCAGTAAGACATTACATGGCAGAACAATCATCGCAGGTGTAGTAGAGCCTGTTGCTGATGGTATCCGTGACCTCCTCAAAGAGAAAACATCTAACCGAAGTACGGTAAAACTTCTCAAAAATTGTAAGCCAAACACAACAGCACTACTTTCTTTGATCGCAGTAGTTGACACAATCTCAAACTGGTCTACACTTATTCGATCAGCAGGTAGAGTCGGCATCATGGTAGAGACTCAGTTAAGATTAGATGCTTGGCTCAAAGCAGATAGGGAGACTGCAAAGAACCTAATAAAAATGGCTAACCAAAAGTCTGATAGTGGCTACGACCACAAGAGACACGGGCTTAACCACAAGATCAACAAAGATAAAGTAGATGTCCCATCATGGACTAGCGAAGAACGCATCCACATCGGACTAAAACTAATTAACATTATCATAGAACAAACAGGGATTGTTAAGTTAGAACGCAGGTCACACCGAAGGCACACTGTTAACTACTTAGCGGCAACTGAAGATACACTAGAGTGGATTAAAGCATTTAACGAGACACACGAAAAAGCTTCACCAAGGTTTGCACCTTGTATTATTGAACCAAAGGATTGGACATCGTTTTACGGTGGTGGTTATCACAGTAATTACGTTCACGACCTTTCATTTATGAGGGTACACGGTTGATGAGAAAGTCAGTAGCAGAATATGTCGAGAAGTTAGAGAGCCTCGACTTGTCTACTGAATATAACTGTGTAAATTCTATACAAAAGACACCATGGAGAATCAATGGCTTTGTTTTGGATGTCATCAGAGCTGCATGGGAGAGTGGACAAGAATATGTAGGCTTACCCCCAAGAGAGAACACACCGTTACCTGAGTATCCTTTTGAGATTGATCCCTCACAGTTTACCGAAGAACAGAAAAAAGAATTTAAAGATTTTAAAATACGCAGAGGTGCTATCCACAATGCAAATTGTCGTAGTATGTCAAGGCGTATACAGGTTGAACGTACTCTCCAGCTAGCTGAGGAATACCGAACTATTGAAAAGTTCTATTATGTGTGGCAGCTAGATTTTAGGGGCAGAAAATATCCAGTAGAAAGTTTCCTCTCGCCACAGAATGCTGATTACAGCAAAGCTCTACTGGAGTTTTCTCGCCCTGTTTTTATTAAAGACGATGGCGATGCACAATGGTTAGCCATACATGGCGCTAATGTGTTCGGTGTTGATAAGGTTAGCCTCGAAGATAGAGAGATGTGGGCTTATCTGAATGTTGAGAATGCAGTAGCAGTCTACAACGACCCGCTTGGTTGCAAATGGTGGCAAGAAGCTGACAAACCTTGGCAAGCACTTGCTTGGTGTAAGGAGTGGGCAGAGTATAACGAGGTACGCCTCAGAGGCATGAGGGAGTTTTATGAGACACGACTTCCTTGTGCTAGTGATGGTTCGTGTAATGGCTTACAACACCTCTCAGCGATGCTCAGGGACTCTGAAGGTGGGCGTAGTGTAAACCTTACACCTTCCGATGAGCCTCAAGACATTTACTCTGATGTTGCAGAGAGGACTACGAGATTCCTAGAGCAACAAGACACAGAGGTAGCTAGGCAGTTGCTTCGTGTAGGGATATGCCGTAAGATATGCAAACGTAGCGTGATGATAGTTCCTTATAGCGGTACACGCCACGCTTGTCGGACTTATATACAAGAAGCTCTGGCAGAAAAGTGTTCAGATTTTAATCCCTTTGGCGATAGCTTGTTTCAGGCATCAAATTACCTCGCTGGTTACGTTTGGCAGGCCATCGCTGAAGTGATTAAGTCAGCATCCATCGTGATGTCTTACATTAAAAACATTGCCCAGTTGTATGTTGAAGCTGACATTCCCCTCCAATGGACAACACCTACAGGTCTACTGATCGTACAGAACTACGCTGAAGTTAAGTCAAGGCGTATCAAGACACACCTCAACGGCTCACTTCTCAAGCTTAACTACAATGAGAAAGTGGATAGAACAATTAACAATCGCAAAACTATCTCAGGTAGCTCACCTAACTTCATCCATAGTTTAGATGCTGCCGCTTTGACCCTGACTGTCAACGAATGTGTGAAGCAGGGAATCACGGACTTTGCGATGGTTCACGATTCATACGGAACACACTCCCCTAACATGCCTTTGCTTAACAAGGTACTGCGTCAGGAGTTTGTTACGATGTATGAAGACCACGATGTACTGCAAAATCTCTACGATACCGCAGTATCTTCGTTACCAGAGGGAGTGGATGTGCCACCCCCACCAACCAAGGGTGATTTGGATTTACAGGAGGTACTACTAAGTGATTATTTTTTCGCATAGTTTTCTAAAGTACCCATTGTGCCTGATGAACTCTTTAACTTTAACTATAGGAAACTAAAATGGCTAAACAAAAACTACCTGTGATCGAAGGCACAGCCATGTGGGCTAAAGTCTTTGAACCAGACACAAAGTTCAATCCCGATGGTGACTACAGCATCAACGTACAGATGCCTGTCGCTGACTCCGTAACCATGAGTGAGAAACTAGATGCGCTAGTTCAAGCTAAGTTCAATGAGGCTGTCAAAGAAGACCCACGCCTTAAGAACCAACTGACCACTCGCCCTTCTTGCCAACCTGTTTTTGACAGGGACACTGGCGATGATACTGGCAATGTTGAATTCAAATTCAAGTTGAAAGCCAAGATCAAGAAGCGTGATGGTACTATGTTTGAGCAATCCCCTAGTGTGTTCGACAGCAAAGTAAAACCGATGGACAAATCCACCTTGATCGGCAACGGATCGCGAGTGAAGGTTGCTTTTGAACCTATCACTTATGCGATGCCAGCCACCAAGCAAGTGGGTGTCTCCCTCCGATTAAAAGCAGTACAAGTTCTCGACCTTGTTGAGTACGGTACGTCTAGTACGTCCGTGTTCGATGAAGAGGATGGCTATGTTGCCCCCTCCACAACACCAGCCGTCCAAGAGGAGGTAGCGTTTGATGCCACAGACTTCTAGGTCAACCCTTGAAGAACGTGTTCAACGTAACCTCGACAAACGTGGGGTGGCTTATGAGTATGAACCTTGTAAGTTGCCCTATGTTGTTGAACGAAACTATGTCCCTGATCTTCGTATCGGGGATATGTTCATCGAGATTAAAGGGTACTTCCGTCAAGACGCGCAACGCAAGATGCGTAACATGAAGGAGCAACACCCTGACTTGGACATCCGCTTTCTATTCCAGAAGAACAACAGCACTGTGCAAGGAGCGAAGAGAAGAAAAGATGGAACGAAGATGACTTGTGCTGAATGGGCAGAACGTCACGACTTCATTTATGCAGAGGGGATTATTCCAGATGAGTGGCTACGAAATACCTGAGATAGATGATGAAGATCACATCATGTATGAAGATTACTTAGAGTTTGGAATTGAAAGGCTATGCGAATGTACCAACTCACCATTGTGTGGTTGCCATGATAAACACATAGACCGCCTTGAAAAAAGACGAAAAAAATTAGAGAGGAAATATGCAGCAACAGGCAGATGGTAGCGAGTTCGTTATGCACACGCCTTGTGAGAAGTGTGGGTCATCGGATGCAAACAGCCTATATACCGATGGACACACCTATTGCTTCTCTTGTGAAACTTACAAACAAAGCGAGGAGGAGGAGGTTCAGGTGGTAGAGTTAAAACCTACTGGACTTTTAACAGGCCGACACGAGCCGTTAGTTAAGAGAAAATTAACAGAGAACACTACAAAGTTTTGGGATTATCAGATAGGGGAGATACATGGTAAGACAACGCAGATTGCAAATCACAAAACCCCAGACGGAAAAACTGTGGGGCAGAAGATTAGAACAGCGGGAAAAGAATTCTCAGTGCGGGGCAATCTCAAAGAAGCAGGGTTGTATGGACAATGGCTCTGGCGATCAGGCGGTAGATCAGTCACCGTTGTCGAAGGAGAGTTAGATGCACTCTCAATGTCACAAGCTTTTGATCACAAGTGGCCTGTAGTCTCCGTTAAGACAGGGGCGGCAGGGGCTAAAAGAGATATAAAGAAATCAATACAATGGCTTGAGAAGTTTGAGTCTGTTGTATTCATGTTTGACCAAGACGAAGCAGGGCAGAAGGCAGCTCAAGAGTGTGCCGCTTTACTGTCACCAAAGAAAGCTAAGATAGCTAGACTCCCTCTGAAAGATGCAAGCGAGATGGTACAAGAGGGCAGGACTGCTGAGTTGATTGATGCCTTTTGGACAGCGCGAGACTTTACCCCTGCTGGTATTGTTAATGCTAGAGATTTATGGGACAGAGTTTCAGACAGGACATCAAAGAAAGCGATCCCTTATCCCTTCACTATGCTTAACAACAAGGTTGGGGGCATACGCAAGCGAGAGATAGTAACGATATGTGCTGGCTCAGGTGTAGGTAAATCTCAGATATGCAGAGAGATTGCTTATGACTTGGTGATGAACAAAGAAGTTACACTTGGTTACATTGCATTAGAGGAGGGTTGTGAACACACGATACATGGATTGCAATCTATCTACCTAAACAAGATTGTCCATAAAGACATGGATGATATTACCGATGAAGAGCTACGAGAATCTTTTGATGCAACTGTAGGTAGCGGCAGAGTTTTCTTGCATGACCATCACGGCTCTACTGAAACAGTTGAGGATATGTTGTCTACACTGCGTAGTTTGATACGAGGACAAGACTGTCAGTACATTATCCTCGATCACCTTAGTATTATTATGAGTGGTATGGAAGTAGCTGATGAACGCAAGGCTATTGACATACTGATGACCAAGCTCAGAACTTTATCAGAAGAAACAGAGGCGGCTATCATTGCAGTCTGTCATTTAAAAAGACTTAACAGCGACAGAGGACACGAAGAGGGAGCTACTACATCCTTATCACAGCTTCGTGGTTCAGCGGCTATAGGCCAGTTGTCTGACATAGTAGTAGGCTTAGAGAGAAACCAACAAGATAGTGAAGACCCCAACGCTACAACTGTACGCATACTCAAGAACCGATGGAGTGGTGAGACAGGCATAGCAGGGAAGCTTCGGTACTGTAAAGAAACAGGCCGTATGTCTGAAGAGAAGTATGAAGACGCACCCTTTTAATTAATCCAGCGAGATGATGAGATGAAAACAAAAATACACGTTAATCAACACAACGTAAGACATAATAAAAAGAACCCTAGTGGAGAACTTAGACCACCGCTTACAGTTAAAGACTACAAGCAAAACAGAAAAGGGTACGAAGCTGACCTTATTGGGAAAGACGGTAAGATATTAGCGAAGCTTGTGAGCAACCCACGCAAGCCTCTTCCTTGTGGTGCTACTGTCTGGCTAGAGACAGAGCTTGAAGTTGATGTGTACTGAGGTAGATGAGATGTTAATATTTGATATAGAAGCAGACAACTTACTACCCGATGTAACCACCGTACATTGTATATGTATTCAAGATGTGAACACTAACCGTGTGTGGAGATACGACCCCACGCAATTAGATGTAGCACTCGATGTACTCAGTGATGCTGAAGTCATAGGCGGCCACAACGTCATGGCTTACGACTTACTTGTCCTCAAGAAAATCTTTGGCTTCGATTACAGAGGTGAAGTCTTCGACACCCTAGTTGCCTCAAGGTTAATCTGGCCTAACCTGAAAGAGAAGGATATGCTGAAGCGCACAGTCGAGAACAAGATGATTGGCTCTCACTCGCTTAAGGCGTGGGGGCAGAGGCTCAAGTTTAACAAGGGTGACTACGGGGAACAGGAAGAAGCATGGGATCAGTACACGCCAGAGATGCTTGAGTATTGCGCTCAGGATGTAGCCCTCAATGTTAAGTTGTATGAACTAATCAAAGACAAAGACTACCCTCAAGAACCTATGCGACTTGAACACGAGATGAACCAGCTCCTCATTACACAAGAACAAGTAGGCTTTCCCTTCCATGTTAAGAAAGCACAGCAACTTTACACTGATCTATCAGCTCGTAAAGCAGAGATAGAGACAGAGCTAGTAGATACATTAGACCCTACAATAGTACATCTTAAAACTAAGACGAAAGTAATTCCCTTCAACCCTGCATCGCGTCAACAGATAGCAGACAGACTACAGAAGAAGGGGTGGAAGCCTACGGAGTTTACTCCTAGTGGCGAACCAAAAGTTGACGAAAAAATCTTAGCGGGGATAGAGATGCCCGAAGCTAAATTATTAACTGAGTTTTTAATGCTCAACAAAAGGTTAGGACAATTAGGAAATGGAAAACAAGCATGGCTTAAACTTGAAAAGAACGGGAAGATTCACGGGCGTGTTAATCACATGGGTGCTGTCACTTCTCGCTGTACTCATAGCGACCCAAACGTGGCACAAGTACCATCAACAGGAGCAGCGTTTGGTAAGGATTGTCGAGAGTTGTTTTACGCCCCCGATGGTTATTCCCTGCTTGGAGCAGATGCAAGCGGACTTGAGTTGCGGTGTCTAGCACACTACATGAACCGCTACGATGGTGGTGCTTATGGTAAAGAGATACTGAGTGGTGACATTCATACAGCTAATCAAGAAGCGGCAGGGTTAGCAACACGACCCCAAGCTAAGACTTTTATTTACGGGTTTCTTTACGGAGCTGGTAATGAGAAGATAGGCGAGATCATAGGCAAGGGTGCAAGAGAAGGTTCACAAATTAAGAAACGCTTTCTTGCTAAGACACCCGCACTAAAGAAACTAACAGAGGCTATCAACAATAAGCTAGAACAACAGCAGGGTGAAAAGTTTATCAATGGGTTAGATGGAAGACGCATCCCCATACGACATTCACACGCTGCTCTCAACACATTACTCCAGTCAGCGGGCGCTATCATTTGTAAGAAGTGGTACTCGCTCATTGAGAGGATGATCAGAGAGAGAGGATACAACCACAATGAGGTGGCGATTGTAGCTTTTGTTCACGATGAAGTTCAAATCATAGTTAAGAAAGGTTTGGAGGATGAAGTTGGTGCGATCACTAAAAAAGCCATTAAAGAAACAGAGCGAGAATACAACTTCAAATGCCCTCTCGACTCGGAGTTCCAAGTCGGAAGCAGTTGGGCAGACACTCACTAACCCTAGCAGGTTAGGTGACTTAGCTGAACTCTATGCAATGACATGGTTATGGGATCAAGGCTTTGAAGTCTTTTATAATGCTGGCTCTACTGGGGCTATTGACATTGTAGGCATCAAGGACGATGAGGTTTACTTGTTCGATGTGAAGACATCACGTAGATCAAGTGGAGTAAGCAAGCGCACAGACTTACAAAAAGAACTAGGCGTACAGTTTATTCTCTTTAACCCTAACACACGAAAGCTTCGGCTAATGAAACACAGGGATTAATATGGAATGCACACAATTAAACATCATACTCGTAGTAAGCTTCGCCTTTGTCAGTGTGGCTCTTGGCGTTAAATGGATTTCACAAACTCTGATTGAATACGCCTTAGCACAACAGGGCTTGCAGATGTCAAAGTTTACCCAAGAAGATATTGATCGAATGTTTAAGGAGGATGAAGATGAAAAGTAGAACCTTACTTGTAGATGGCGACATCGTTGCTTACAAAGCAGCTACCGTAGCAGAGACTCCTATAGATTGGGGTGACGGCCTATGGACACTTCACGCCCATGAGAAAGATGTCATCATCTCTATGGAACAATTCATGGAGACAATTATAGAACAGTCTGGGTGTAACAAAGTTATTACCTGTCTCTCTGGCGACAAGCTGTACCGTAAAGATGTAGCTCCTTACTACAAGGCTAACCGTAAAGGTACACGCAAACCTATGCTCCTAAATTTTGCCAAAAAATATTTAACCGATAATTATAATGGCAAGATGGAAGATAAGTTAGAGGCTGATGACCTCCTTGGTATCTTAGGTAGTGCAGATAATACCACTGTCATCTGGTCTGCTGATAAAGACTTACTCACGATACCCGCCTACCATTTGATTGATGGTAAGGTAGTAGAAGTAGATGAAGAAGAAGCTGACTACCACTTCCTTAGCCAGAGTCTAATAGGGGACTCAACCGATAACTACAAAGGTTGCCCGACTGTCGGTGCAGTTAAAGCGGATAGGGTCTTAACACAACACGGTGCTACATGGCACACAGTAGTAGAGACATACAGGAAGCATGGCCTCAGTGAAGAGGTAGCCATAGAGAATGCGAGGCTAGCACGTATACTGCGTGATGGTGAATATGATTTTAAAACTAAGGAGGTAAAACTATGGGCAGCATAGACGATGCAACACCCGAGATGTGGAACAAGGCAGCACTTGCAATTAAAGATGCTGTTGACCATCCACCCCACTATAACAAAGGCGACATAGAAACCATTGACTACATCGTGGATGTCCTTGGCGAGTATGATGCTATTGCTTATTGTCACGGTAATGTACTAAAGTATACAAGCACAAGATTGTGGGAAAAGGGTAAGCCTATTGAGGATGCCCGCAAAGCAATTTGGTATCTGAACAAGATGATAGAGCTGATGGAAAAAACTAAAGGGAAGAACTGGTAATGTTTATTAACTATGATTACTTAGCTGGTATGTTTGAAGGATTTGATTACTACCAGATGAAGAGTAATGAAACCTCTGGCATTCCCGAAGGGATAAACTTAGAGTATCTCACTCTACAGATGGCCGCTGATATAGGGCAGCTAGCAAAGAAGGTTAAAGAACGATCAGCTAAAGGTGAGCCTTACAATTTCAAAGAGCAGGTAAACGAAGATATAGGGAGCATCCTCTGCTCCTTATCTATACTCACTGACCGCATGGGGTTGAACATGAGTGACGTAGCCTTTGATAATATTAGTAAAAACTTGAAGGTAAATATTGGTCAGAAAACAAACGATAAGAAGGCTAAATACTAAAATCGTAAGTCCTTGATTTCACTATGATGTTTCTAAAGTACCTATTGTGGAGTAACCAATGAATATTTTAGATAAGAAATTGTTTATAAGTAAGGAGCTAGTTGATCACTTCAAAGAGCTTTTTCCGAACAAACTACCCCGCAAGTTAGGTGTAACTCCCGATTCTATAGCCTACTTACAGGGTCAACAATCCGTCATTGAGCGCATGGAGTTTATCCTTGATGACGACAAACCCGATGAGATTTAATTATGTGTTTACCAAAGACCCCTAAAGCCCCGCCAGTACCTAAAGCTCCGCCACCTCCTCAAGAAGCCCCTGATGAAATCGAGAGCGCTGTAGACTCTAATGCTACACAGATGAAGAAGAGACGATTGGGTAGGAAGAAGCTCCGAAGAGGTGCAGGTATGCAAGTGGCATCCTCGGCACAAGGTTCAGGCTTAACGATTAATAAATAAGGATTGACCTATGAATTACGATCAAGGCGCGGCCAAAGCCTACGAGAATATGGCATCGGATCGTGATGTATTCTTAAATAGAGCTAGGACTTGTGCAGAACTGACGATCCCCACCCTCATGCCTAAAGATGGTCATACAGGTTCAACTCAGTATGATACACCTTACCAAGCAGTGGGTGCTAGAGGTGTCAACAACCTAGCCTCTAAACTCTTAATGACTTTGCTACCGCCAAACAGTCCTTTCTTCCGTTTAACTATTGATGACTTTGATTTAGTAGAACTAGCAGGTAATGCTAGAGGTAAAGCAGAGGATGCACTGGCTCGTATTGAACGATCAGCCGCACAGGTAATTGAATCAAAAGCTATTCGAGTACCGACCTTTGAGATGCTAAAGCAACTCATCGTATCTGGCAACGCTCTTATACATATGCCACCAGAAGGCGGGATGAAAGTCTTTAGGTTAGACCGTTACGTTGTGAAGCGTGACACTATGGGGAACATTCTTAAGATTGTTGTGAAAGAAACGATAGCTTATGAAGCGTTACCTAAAGAAGTTCAAGAGGCTCTACTGGAGACAGAAGGGTATCAAGAACAGATAGAGAAGAAAGAGTGTGATCTTTACACTTGCATCAAACGTGAAGGTAAGAAATTCATGGTGCATCAGGAAGTTCATGGTGTAGTAATACCTAAGACTACTGGTAGTTACCCTCAAGATAAACTCCCTTGGTTAGCCTTACGATTTATTGCTGTAGATGGTAATGACTATGGTCGATCATACGTTGAAGAAATAGTAGGTGATCTTAAATCTCTTGAAGCTCTTACTCGTGCTATCGTAGAAGGTTCTGCGGCTAGTGCTAAGTTGATCTTCATGGTACGCCCCAATGGTACAACAAAGATACGGAACATTGCAGACAGCTCAAATGGCGCTATCATCTCTGGTGATGCGAATGATGTATCTACACTGCAAGCTAATAAGTTTAACGACTTCCGTGTTGCTCAAGAAACAATGAACACTATAACGCAAAGGTTATCTTATGCGTTCTTATTAAATAGTTCAGTGCAGCGACAAGCTGAACGTGTGACTGCTGAAGAAGTACGTTACATGGCACAAGAACTTGAGACTGCTTTAGGTGGTATCTACTCTGTGTTATCTCAAGAGTTCCAATTACCTCTTGTTAATCTGCTCCTTGCGAAGATGCAGAAAGAAGGTAAGATGCCTAAGTTTCCTAAAGATACTCTGAAGCCTCAGATTGTAACTGGTTTAGAAGCTCTTGGCCGAGGTCAGGACTTGAATAAACTACAAGCATTCTTGCAATACTTACAGCCACTAGGCCAAGAGGTCATTGCACAAGAGTTAAATATTGATGACTATATAGATCGCTTAGGTGCATCTTTAGGAATTGATACACAAGGATTAATTAAGTCGCCTGAACAAAAACAACAAGAACAGATGGCAGCCCAAGAAGCTATGCAACAGCAACAGATGATGCAGATGGCTGAGAAGGGTGTAGCACCTGCTGTGAAAGGTATGGTGGATTCAGCTAATCAACAACAGGTTGAAGAATAACTTTAAACTAAAGAGACTATTTATATGAGTACAGAACAACTATCTACACACGAAGAAGCTCCTGATGCAGAAGCCCAAGCCTCCCACGAAGCGGAGATGGTAAAGGTAGCAGACGAGCTAGAAGCAAAGAACAACCCTGACGCAGAGCCTCGCCCTGATTGGCTTCCTGAGAAGTTTAAGGATGCCGAGCAGATGGCTGAAGCCTACGCTCACCTAGAGAAGAAACTAGGAGGAGAAGAACCAGCAGAGCAAGCACAACCTGAAGAAGCTTCTGAGGAAGTATCGGATCAGGCTGATGCGAGTGATGTTAAGGAAGCTGTAGAAAATGCTGGTGTAGATTTTGATTTATTACAAAACGAATACAACGAACAAGGAGGACTCACGGAAGCTTCTATGGCAAAGCTAGAAGAAGCAGGGTTCTCACAAGATTTGGTAAACAGTTGGATACAAGGTCAAGAAGCCCTTGCCGCTAATTACCAGAGTTCCATCTACGAAAGCGTGGGTGGAGAAGAAGCTTACGGGCAGATGATTGATTGGGCAGGTGATAACCTTAGCCAAGCTGAGGCCGCAGCCTTTGATCGTGCAGTAAGCTCAGGAGACTTAGATGTCGTCAAGTTGGCCGTAGCTGGACTACGCTCTCAGTATCAAGCTGCTGAAGGTTCTGCTCCCACTTTAGTTAGTGAGAGTCAGTCAGCATCTTCAACAGGTGGTGTGTTTAATTCGTGGGCTGAGGTAACTCAGGCTATGAGTGACTCCCGATATGAGAGTGATAAAGCATATCGCCAACAAGTTTCTGCCAAGATTGGTAGGAGCGACTTGCAACAATAGTCTCTTTGGCCTCCTTCGGGAGGCTTTTTTAATTCTAACAAGTAACTACGAACACGATTACTATTACCTTTGACCCTCTGCGGAGGACAATCCTAGAGAACGAATGAGTGTTAGGTGACTGACTAGAATATCATTCATTTAAACATTTAACTAAAAGGTAAAATATTATGTCAAGTAACTATTCTGCTCCCTCACGGTTGGGGGAAAATGCAGGTACTTCAACTAACGCTAAAGAACTTTTCTTAAAAGTCTTTGCTGGGGAAGTTCTAACTGCATTCAACACTAACAACATTGCTATGCCATTGCACCGTGTACGCTCTATCTCTAGTGGTAGCTCTGCACAATTCCCAATGACTGGTTTGTCTACTACTGCAACTCTTGCCGCTGGTAATGAAGTTGTGCCTACAGCTATCGCTCACAGTGAGAAAGTTGTAAACATCAATGACCTTCTAGTGTCTTCTGCTTTCATCGCTAAAATTGATGAAGCTATGAACCACTACGATGTACGTTCAATCTACTCTACTGAGATTGGTACTGCATTGGCTAAGGCTGCTGATATTGCTATCTTCGCTGCTATTCAAGCTGCTACTGATGACACTACTGAGTACGCTCAAGGTGCATCACAAAACAATGCTGACGTTGAGATTGGTGGTACTGGTACTGCTTCAACTGGTACTAATGTAGCTGACGCTATCTTTGATTCTTTAGAAGCCCTTGATACTAAGAACGTAACTGGCGAGAAGTTTGTTGTATTAAATACTGACACTTACTACCGCTTGTTTACTGGCACTACTTCTAACCTTGCTGGTGTTATGAGTTCTGACTTCGGTACTGGCGGTAACTTAAACGCTGGTAAAGTTCCGCAGATCGGTGGTGCTAATGTCTTCATGTCTAACAACTTACCTACAGATACTAAAGGCTTAGTCTTCACTAAAGACGCTGCTGCAACTGTTAAGTTATTAGACTTAGCTGTTGAGTCTGAGTACCAAGTTTCACGACAAGGTACTTTAATGGTAGCTCGTTACGCAATGGGTCACAGCTCATTACGTCCTGAGTGTGCCGTTCGATTGGTCAACGCAGCTTAAGTTGATACTCTTTGGAAGCTCCCCTTCGGGGGAGTTTTCCTCTTTATTTTTTCATTGAGGTAAACATGACAACTCCAACAACAGAACTAGAAGCAGTTAATATTATGCTTTCTACTATTGGTGAAGCACCAGTAAACAACCTACAGTCTGGGTTGACGGATGCTGAGACTGCTGAGACTATCCTCAAGAATGTTTCCAGAGAAGTTCAATCAATCGGATGGGACTTTAACTCTGAACCAGATTACACCGTTGCGGCTGACTCTAGCGGCAATGTTATCCTCCCTACGGAGATTGTAAGAGCTGACTTAGCAAACTCTGAGACTAAGTACAGAAGCTCTAAGAACGAATACATACAACGTGGTAATAAGATGTATGATAAGGTCAACCATACTTACAACATAGGTAAAGCTCTTAAGCTGGATGTTGTAGTCTTATTAACCTTTGACTTACTTCCCGAAATAGCAAGACGTTATATAGCTATCAAAGCAGCTCGTATCTTTCAAGAGCGAGTGGTAGGAAGTGAAACTCTTTCAACAATGAATAGGAACGATGAACAGCAAGCTTGGTTCGCTCTTCAAGAAATGGAAGGGGACAATGGCGACTATAATATATTCGATGACTACAGCACCGCAAGTGTACTTAGTCGCGGCATCGGCACAAAGGTGATTTCAAATGGCTCTAGTTTCTAAAAGCATTCCTAACTTTATCAACGGGATTTCTCAACAGCCTCCTAGTTTACGTTTAGCAAGCCAAGGAGAAGCACAGGAAAACGGTTACTCTGATATAGTAGAAGGCTTAAAGAAACGCCCACCCACTAAGTTTAAAAGAAAGTTAAATACAGGTAGCCCCGCAAGCAGCACTTACTTAACGGCTACTGAACTAGCAACAGCACATATTCACACGTACAAGAGAAGTAATACAGAACAGTTTACCGTTATCCTTGTACCAGCTACTCCTAAACTCTACGTCTATGACATTGAAGGTAGACTTCGGTACGAGTCAGGTGTGGCAAGTTGGGATGTGGCAGGATCACAAATAGCTACTAATTCAGATACAGCTACACTTAGCGCATACTTTGGTACAAGCCTAAACAACCAACAAGTCACAGCAACCTCTGTGGCTGACTACACGTTCTATGTAAATAAAGAAAAGGCTGTAGCTAAGTCTAGTGAAATATTCCCAAACGCTCGCCCTAACGAAGCTTTGGTTTACCTCAAGCAAGCTAATTATTCTAGGCGTTACGAAGTTACAATACAGCCTAAAAGCACCCCCACAACTGCATTTAGTGCTTTAGGACACGTTGAAACAACTGCTAATAGCACTACTGAATCTGCGTTAAGAACTGATGCAATAATAAAAAATATTCGTGAGGGTATAGGAAACACTGCCGACTCTGGTGAAGTTCATCGTTTTCCAGCACGTACAAGTTTTGCCATTGGTAGTGCTGTTAATGAATACGAAGTAGCCACTGCTGTTGGTGTTAACTATGCTACAGACCCTGCTAACATACAAGTCAGAGTGGGAGGCACTTTAATACCTAATAGTGATTTTTCTATTAATACCTCTGTTTCACCCCCAGTATTAACTGTTGATAATAGTTATTCTGATTTTAGTTTCTCAGATCTTACTTATCAAATGCCTGAAGTTGGGGTTTTTGTAACAGACTTTGTTGATGGAGGAACATCATTTGTAGTTGCTCCTAATACCGAAGCTTCCTTTTTTATCATATCTAACACCTCAGCAGATTTTGATATTAATGTATCGGACGATTCAGGGGGTACAGATTTAAGAGCATTTAAAGGGACTGCAAGGTCTTTTACTGATTTACCTAACCAATGTCTTGATGGCTTCCATTTAGGAGTTATAGGGGATAACCAAAAGAAAGAAGATAATTTTTATGTTAAATTTTCTGGGGATTTTGGTCAAGGTGTTTGGAAAGAAACAGTACAAGCAGGAATACAAAACAAATTTGATCTTTCAACCATGCCCCACACCTTAATACAAAATGCTAACGAAAGCTTCAGCTTTACTACAGGTGCGTGGGATGAGAGGAAAGCAGGTGATGATGATACTAACCCTTTCCCAAGTTTTGTTGGAGGAAAGATTAACGATGTATTCTTCCATCGTAACCGCTTAGGTTTTCTATCAGATGAAAATGTAATCTTTAGTGAAGCTAATGGTTACTTTAATTTCTTTAGAACAACTGTCCGATCACTCCTTGACTCTGCTCCTATTGATGTAGCAGTCAGTCAGAATGAAGTATCAATACTAAAGGCTGCTATACCATTTCAAGAGCAGCTCCTACTGTTCTCTGAGATTAACCAGTTCACCCTATCCGCTGACCAGCTCCTCACACCAGCAGAAGTGTCTATAGATACCTCTACGAACTTTGAGTGTGATCTAACAACAACGCCAGTAGGTGCAGGTAACAGTGTATTCTTTGCAGTACAGAACGGTACATTCTCAGGAATGCGAGAGTATTACACTACAGGTGACACAGAAGTAAAAGATGCTAACCTCATCACTGCCCATATACCAAACTATCTTGCAGGTAGTGTGAAGCAGATGATAGCCTCTACTAACGAGAATCTTTTGTTAGTACGGACTACAACAGATGTGAAAGAGTTATATGTCTACAAATGGTATGAGAACGAGACTGAGCGTTTACAAAGCTCTTGGTCTAAATGGAAGTTTGATGCTAACATCGCTCACGTTGCTTTTAATAACGAAGAGATATTCATTGTCTTTGAAGATGGTCGATTTGAAAATATGACCTTAAGTTTAGACCCTGAGTTACTTAATATTTACCCTATGCACCTTGACCATCAGCAGAAGTTTACAAGTGGCGCTCCATCTATGGGCTACACTGATAGTAACCTTGTGTACTACAACTCTAAAGGTGAGCCAGTAACATCGTCTACAGTGGGAACTTCTACAACCCCTGTCTATGGTGGCATACCTTACACCTTCAAGTATCAACTCTCTGAGCAAGTCTTTAAACCAGAACAGGGTGATGCTTCAGATATAGCAAGGTTTCAACTACGAACCATATCATTTACATACAACGACACTGGGACTTTCACAGTTACCCAAACTAACGGTAGGCGTGATCCTACATCAGCAGTCTTTACTGGTCGATTGCTAGGCGATTTAGATAATGTCCTCGATCAATCAGCAGTAGATACTTCAGGTAACTTTAAGGTTGGTGTTCAATCACAAGCCAAAGAAGCCGCAATAGAGATTACAAATGACTCTCCGCTTCCTTCAGTATTTCAGAAGGCAGAGTGGGAAGGCTTTGTCGTACTCAGATCACAAAGGATATAGCATGGGACACCATTATAGGAAGAGTGAGTTCTTGGACTGTCGCGAGATAGCC